TTGCAGAGCAAGCAACAGTCTATGTAAACCACATATTCTATAAAGACAATAACGGCTTTGAAATCATGCACGATTGGTTTAAAGATGCGTTATTACAAAAGGTAGGTATTGTTAAAGCCTACTGGAATGATGAAACAGATACAACAACAGAAAAGTATTATGGGTTAAATGACGATGAACTCATGATGATTATGCAAGACGAAGAAGTAGAAATTGTTGAGCAAAATACAACTGTTGTGCAAGAAGCTGTATTTGATGAAATGACTGGTTTAGAAGTATCACCTGCATTATCTTCTCATGAAGTTAAAGTAAAACGTACAAGAAGTAAAGGTAAAGTTGTTGTAGAAAACGTACCACCAGAAGAATTCTTAATTAGTAAACGTGCTAGAACAATAGAGGACTCACCTTTTGTTGCTCACCGTAAAATGGTAACAAGGTCAGAACTTATAGCAATGGGTTATGATGAAAAGACTGTAATGGGTTTATCTACAGGTGATGCACTTGAGTTTAGTCCAGAAAGAATTGCACGATACACACGAGGTGAAAATCCTACTGACATGGATTCTAATGATGAATCAATGCAGTTGGTAGAATACTATGAGTGTTATCTAAAAACAGATTACGACAACGATGGCATAGCAGAGCTACGCAGAGTTTGTTATACCAACAATGAAATATTACATAACGAAGCATGTGATTATATTCCGTTCCATAGTGTTTGCCCAATTCCAATTCCACATAAATTTTATGGTCATTCACTAGCAGACCGTGCTATGGACTTGCAACTTATTAAGTCAACTATTACACGTCAAATGTTAGATAACTTATACTTAACTAATAACTATCGTGTAGGAGCAGTAGAAGGACAAGTTAATTTAGATGACTTGCTAACATCTACCGCAGGTGGTGTGGTTCGTATGAAGAATCCTAATGCAATTGTGCCTATGACTGTGCAATCTAATGCTGCACAATCATTCCCGATGCTACAGTATTTAGATGAAGTACAATCTAAACGCAGTGGGGTGAGTGATGCACAACAAGGATTAAATGCAGATGTATTACAAAACGTAACTGCTACAGCAGTTGCTGCAATGACCAGTGCTGCACAAGGCAAGCTAGAATTAATTGCTCGTATCTTTGCAGACACAGGCGTGTCATCTTTGTTTAAAGGTATTTTAGGTTTGGTATGTAAGTATCAACAAAAAGAACGCATCATCAAAGTTAATAACAAATATGTTCCTATGAATCCTCGTGAGTGGATTAATGAGTTTAATTTAACTGTCAATGTTGGTTTAGGTACAGGCACAAAACAAGAGCAGTTGGCTGTTATGCAAATGATTCTCGACAAACAAGAACAGATTATTACACAGTATGGTTTAGCTAACCCATTAGTTAATCTTAAACAGTATCGAGATACATTAGCTAGATTTGTTAATATGGCTGGGTTTAAAGATGATAGTCAATTCTTAATGGATGTTACGTCAGAACAGGCGCAGCAAATTGCCCAACAACAAGCACAAGCAGGACAAACAAATCCACAGGTAGAATCTGCACAAGCTATTGCTCAAGTTGAACGAGAAAAAGCTCAATTAAAAGCACAAACAGATCAAGCAAAACTTGAATTAGAGAAACAACAGCTAGAACTAAAAACACAACGTGAAATGCTTGAGTTGCAACAAAAACAAATTCAATTTGAAAAAGAAATGGCAATTAAAGAAATGGAGCTTGCACAAAAAGCTAAAGTTGATGATGACAAGACTCGTATTTCAGAATCTAAAGAACTTATTAACGCATTAGATAAAATTAAAAACATAAGCACCATACAATGATAAGTAAGCAAGATATTGCAGACATACTAAAGAACGAATCGTTTAACGAGGCAATAGATTCTATTATTGAAGAACATTTAAACGTCATTACTTACTCTAATGATGATGAGGTTGAGATTAGAGAAATAGCTTATCAACGTATTAAAACTACCAAAGAATTACTAGCACACCTTCAATCAATTGTTGACTCCAGCAAAATTGAAGATGCTCGTTGGAAAATTTAGGGAAATCTCCCTACTTGGTTGCTAGTACCTAACTAGCAAATAAAAAGGAAATAAAATGGAAGAGCAAACCACGACTCCCGAACAGGGAAGTGAAACTCTAACTGTGGATGAAGCAGCTAACGCATTTGAAGGCTTCTTAACAGCAGCAGAGGATTCACCAGAACAACCAGAAGCTGATGCAGTAGAGGCAGTAGAACAAGATAGCGAGGAAGCAGAAGACAAAGCAGATTACGAGGAAGCTGTTGAAGCAACCGAAGATGAAGTGGAAGAATATGCTGACTCTGAAGATGATGACAATGAAGTTGAAGAAGAGGAACAACCTCAAACCTTTCGTGTAAAAGCGGCAGGTGAAGAAAAGGAAGTCACCCTCGAAGAATTAATGCAAGGTTATCAACTTGGTGCTGATTACACTAAAAAGACTCAAGAAGTTGCAGAACTTCGTAAAGCAAATGAAGCTGAACGACAAGCAATAGAAGAGTCTAAGAAAGTTAGAGATACATATGCTCAACGGCTACAAGCTATTGAACAATTCCTGACACAAGGGGATAGTCAAGAAGATTTAGCCGTAATGAAAGAGAACGACCCGATAGGATATGCAGTTAAAGTCGCTGAAATGACTGAAAAGAAAGAGCAATTAAACGCAGTAAGAGCCGAGCAGCAACGCCTTGCCCAACAGCAACAAGCGGAGCAATCTCAAGCCATGCAGAATTTTGTTGCTCAAGAAGCACAAAAACTAGCACAAGTCCTTCCAGAGTTTTCAGATAAAACCAAAGGCGAACAAGTCCGTAATGAAATTCGCAACTATGGTAAAAGCGTGGGGTACACAGACAATGAGTTAGCTCAAGTCTATGATTCTCGCCATGTCATCACGCTACATAAAGCTATGCTGTATGACAAGCTACAGAAATCTAAGCCTAGTGTGAAGAAGAAAGTAGCTGAAGCACCGAAAATGGTGAAGTCAGGCACTAAGGTTAAGCAAAGTGTAAGTGATGCACAAAAGAAACAAATGGCAAGGCTAAGGCAAACTGGTAAAAAAGAGGATGCCGCAGCTTTATTTGAAAACTTTATATAAACAAGGATGTGAATAAAAATGGCAACATTTCAAACTTATCAATCCATTGGTAATCGTGAAGATTTAACCGATGTGATTTACAATATCTCTCCTACTGATACTCCTTTTATGAGTTCAGTTGGTAAAACAAAAGCAACTGCTGTTTACCACGAATGGCAAACAGACGCACTTGCAGCAGCCGTAGCTAATAACGCAGCAGTTGAAGGTGCAGATGCAACATCATTAACTGTTACTCCAACAGCTCGTGTTGGTAACAGAACTCAGATTTCTACAAAAACAGTACAAATTGCTGGCACTCAAGAGTCAGTTGATAAAGCTGGTCGTAAATCTGAAAAAGCATATCAATTAGCTAAAGCATCATCTGAGCTAAAACGTGATATGGAAAAAACATTACTATCTAACAATGTAGCTGCTGCTGGTGATTCTTCAACAGCTCGTACATTAGGTGGTTTACAAGCATGGTTAGGCACTAATGCTGTTTTAGGTTCAGGCGGTACAGCAGGTTCAGGTGGTACAACTGCTCGTGTATCTGGTACAGATGCAGCATTTACAGAAGCTATGCTTAAATCTGCTGTTAAACAAGCATTTGTACAAGGTGGTAACCCATCTGTTCTTATGGTAACTCCAACACAGAAACAAGTAGTATCAGGTTTTGCTGGTATTGCTGAACAGCGTTATCAAGCTCCATCAAATGCTCCTACAACTATTGTTGGTGCTGCTGATGTATACCTATCAGACTTCGGTACATTATCTGTTGTTCCTAACAGATTTATGACTGCTGATTCTGATGACAATGGTGAAGTAGCATTTGTTCTTGACCCAGAGTATGCAGCAGTTGCATACCTACGCCCATTCCAAACTAATGAATTGGCTAAAACTGGTGACTCAGAAAAAACTCAACTACTCGTTGAATACACTCTTGAAGTGAAAAACGAAAAAGCTCACGCAATTATTGCTGACTTAGCTGAGTAATATAAATAGATATGCCCTCTTCGGAGGGCAATATCTTTTAGGATAGTTATGAAAAAACATAAATTTCACGATACAGATGATGGCGGTATAGTTATCGCAACAGAGCAAGATGTAACAGATATTGTTGAGCAAAATAAAAAAGAATACAACGCATCAACTAGCACTTGGGGAAACGATATATTTGACAATAAGATTGCAAGTATTCCTATGGTAGCAATAGATGAGTTAAACAAACAAGGCATTATGCGAGGATTCCATGTGCTTGACCAAAAGAAATTTAAAGAATTTTTAAATCATCCAGACAACCGATTTTTTAGAACAAAACAAGGTAGAATCTAAATGGCATTTTTTACTAATTATGCAACGCTAAAAACTACGATAGCAAACTATCTAGCTCGTACTGATTTAACAGACCAGATACCAGAGTTTATTCGTCTAGCAGAAGATAGATTGCGTAGAGATTTACGCATTAGACCTATGCTAAAAGTAGCTACTGCATCAACTACCGCAGGCGATGCAACGGTATCATTACCTAGCGACTTCCTAGCAATGAAAGATTTGCACATAGATTCTAATCCTGTAGGTGTTGTGCAGTTTGAAAATACATCTAACTTCTTTAGGAACACAAGGTCTAAACAATCAGGTCAACCAAGATTTTATACACTTTTAGGTAGCGAATTTCAGTTCGCACCAATACCAGATTCTGCTTATACATTACGCATGGTTTATTACTATAAACCAGATTATTTAAGCGACAGTAATTCATCAAACTTATTTTTAGCTAACTGCCCAGACTTGTTACTTTATGGGTCATTAGGTGAGGCTGAACCCTATTTGATGAATGATGAAAGATTACAAACTTGGGCAGCATTGTACCAAAGAGGCGTAGATTCGCTAACACGAAGTGACGATGATGCAGAATATCCATCTAGTCCAATGACTATAACTTTATCAATGAGGTAATTAACTATGGCTGAAATGTCAAATTATTTAGAAAATGCAATGTTAAACGCAACACTTAACAATACTGCATTTACAACAGTAGCAACACCGTATATATCACTACACACAGCAGACCCGACAGATGATGGTTCAGGTGCAGAAGTATCAGGTGGTTCTTATGCTAGAACATCTGCTTCTTTTGCAACTGCATCAGGCACATCAGGTTC